GGTGGTGGAGCCGTTCGGCTTTCTGATTCGCATTATTGAGTGGTGGCAGACCGGAGAGACACCGGGCACGTTTCGTCTGGATATCGGCGTGCAGGACCAGGGCATCACTGAAGATACCTATCTGGAACTTGAGCGACTGATAAGCGATGCCAAACCATGTAGCCGTCACATGATCGGCATGTCCATCAACCTGCAGACCAGCGGCCCGCATTGGGTGGGAGTCGCCAGCTATCTTGGCGAAGAAATCACGATTTATCCGTATATCAACGAAACGATTATTTCCGGCGGCACCGCGCATGAAGGCGGGGCGGTCCATGTTATTGACACAATGAGAGTGAATCCATGAGCACAAAATTTTATACCCTGCTGACGGATATTGGCGCGGCGAAACTTGCCAGCGCCGCCGCGCTCGGTGTGCCGCTAAAAATTACCCATATGGCGGTGGGCGATGGCGGTGGAGCATTGCCGACGCCGGACGCAAAGCAGACTGCACTGGTAAATGAGAAACGCCGGGCTGCGCTGAATATGCTCTATATCGACCCGCAGAACAGCAGCCAGATTATTGCTGAACAGGTGATCCCTGAAAACGAGGGCGGTTGGTGGATACGTGAAGTGGGCCTGTTTGATGAGTCAGGGGCATTGATTGCCGTGGGCAACTGCCCGGAAAGCTATAAGCCGCAACTGGCTGAAGGCAGCGGGCGCACCCAGACCGTGCGCATGGTGCTGATTACCAGCAGCACGGACAATATCACCTTGAAAATCGATCCTGCTATAGTGCTGGCAACCCGCAAGTATGTGGATGACAAGGCACTGGAGCTGAAGGTGTACGTGGATGATCTGATGGCAAAACACCTTGCCGCACCAGATCCACATTCACAGTATGCGCCAAAAGCCAGCCCAACATTTACCGGAACCCCCAAAGCGCCAACGCCAGCGGCGGGGAATAATACCACGCAACTTGCGACCACCGCGTTTGTTCAGGCGGCACTGAAGGCCGTTATTAATGGTGCTCCAGCCACGCTGGACACGCTGAAAGAAATAGCCGCAGCCATAAACAATGACCCGAAATTCAGCACCACCATTAACAATGCGCTGGCACTGAAAGCGCCGCTGTCGAGTCCGGCACTTACCGGAACGCCAACAGCTCCCACGGCGGCGCAGTCGGTCAACAATACACAGATTGCCACTACCGCTTTTGTGAAATCGGCAATTGCAGCCATGGTGGGTTCTGCACCTGCGGCACTGGATACGCTGAACGAACTGGCAGCGGCGCTGGGGAATGATCCGAACTTTGCCACGACAATAACTAACTCCCTTGCGGGGAAGCAGCCAAAGGATGCTACTTTAACAGCGTTGGCAGGGCTTTCTACATCAAAAGATAAACTCCCTTATTTTACAGGGGAAGATCGGGCTGCCTTAACTGCACTGACAAGTGTTGGGCGTGCCATTCTTAGCAAGCCCAGCGCACAGGGCGTTCTTGATTATCTTGGTTTAGGGGATGGCTCTGCATTACCTGTTGGTGTCCCTGTTCCGTGGCCTTCTGCCACTCCACCGACAGGCTGGCTGAAATGCAACGGAGCGGCTTTTTCGGCTGAAGAATATCCCAAACTGGCAAAGGTTTATCCGACAAATAAATTGCCTGATTTACGTGGTGAGTTTATTCGTGGCTGGGATGATGGGCGTGGTATTGATGCTGGGCGTGCTTTATTGAGCCTTCAGGCTGGAATGCTGGAAAAACACCGCCATATGGTTGTAGCCAACGATGGGTATGATTCAAAAGAGGAATGGGAACTGGCGGCAATCTTCAGAAAAGCATATACGCAAGGCCGGGGGCTTGATGCTGCCGATGCCGGAGGGACTCTGATTCCATCACCAACGCTACATACACGAGGGAGTATTGGTAACACAGGTGGGAGCGAAACCCGTCCACGAAATATTGCATTTAACTATATCGTGAGAGCTGCGTAATGGATAAAGCCGTATTAAATAGCGAACTTATTGCCACGAAGGCGGGGAATATTACCGTCTATAACTATGATGGTGAAACACGGGAATATATTTCTGAATCAACTGAATATCTTGCTGTTGGCGTCGGTATTCCCGCACATTCGTGTTTAGATGCTCCTGGTTCATATAAGTCAGGTTATGTGTCCTGTCGAACTCTGGATTTGAGATCATGGGAATATGTGCCAGACCATCGCGGTGAAATCGTCTATAACACCGAAACGGGGGACTCAAAAGAAATCACAGTGCCGGGAGATTACCCTGAAAAGACAACCACTATTGCTCCGTTAACACCATACGATAAGTGGGATGGTGAGAAATGGGTGACGGATACCAAAGCGCAACATAACGCAGCAGTGGAAGGGGCTGAACTGCAACGCCAGTCACTGATTGATGATGCCATGTCTTCCATTGTTCTGATTCAACTAAAATTGCAGGCGGGAAGAAAATTAACTGCGGAAGAAACAGTAAAGCTCGATTCCGTTCTTGACTATATCGACGTGGTAGCAGCAATAGATATCAGCACAGCCCCTGATATTAACTGGCCCGAACTACCAGAATTTTAAATTCCTGCCCCGCGCCTGCGGGGATTTTTTCACCCCGTCGTTGTGCCATTTCCCATACAAACCCCATCGCGTGCACCCTGCGCGTATCAACCAGAACATAGGCAGACCCCCTCTACAACCGGAGAGACTGCCTTATGGCTCAGGATTACCACCACGGAGTGCGCGTTGTTGAAGTCAACGAAGGCACCCGATCCATTACCACGGTGAGCACCGCCATCGTGGGCATGGTCTGCACGGGCGATGATGCCGATGCAAAAATGTTTCCTCTTAATAAACCCGTGCTGATCACTGATGTGCTGACTGCCAGCGGTAAAGCGGGTGAGTCCGGCACGCTGGCCCGTTCGCTGGATGCCATCGCTGACCAGGCAAAACCCGTGACCGTTGTTGTGCGTGTGCCGCAGGGTGAAACGGAAGAAGAAACCACGACCAATATCATCGGTGCAGTGACTGCTGAAGGTAAAAAAACAGGTATGAAAGCCCTGTTATCTGCCCAGTCACAGCTCGGCGTTAAACCGCGCATTCTCGGCGTGCCAGGCCACGACACCAAGGCGGTAGCTACTGAGTTGCTGAGCGTGGCGCAAAGCCTGCGTGGGTTTGCTTACCTGTCAGCGTATGGCTGCAAGACGGTGCAGGAGGCGATCACTTACCGCGAAAACTTCAGCCAGCGCGAAGGGATGCTGATCTGGCCTGACTTTACTGGCTGGGACACGGTGCTGAATGCCGAAGCAACGGCATATGCCACCGCTCGTGCGCTCGGTCTGCGCGCCAAAATTGACGAGCAGACCGGATGGCACAAAAGCCTGTCCAACGTGGGCGTGAACGGTGTCACCGGAATTTCTGCAGATGTGTTCTGGGATCTGCAGGACCCGGCAACCGATGCAGGTCTGCTGAACCAGAACGACGTCACCACGCTTGTGCGTAAAGACGGTTTCCGCTTCTGGGGTTCCCGCTGCCTGAGTGATGACCCGCTCTTTGCCTTCGAAAACTACACCCGCACGGCGCAGGTGCTGATGGACACGATGGCAGAAGCGCACATGTGGGCGGTGGACAAACCGCTGAACCCGTCGCTGGCCCGCGACATTATCGAAGGTATCCGCGCCAAAATGCGCAGCCTGGTCAGTCAGGGCTATCTCATTGGTGGTGATTGCTGGCTGGACGAGTCGGTGAACGATAAAGACACTCTGAAAGCCGGGAAGCTCACCATCGACTACGACTACACGCCAGTGCCACCACTTGAAAACCTGATGCTGCGTCAGCGCATCACCGATCAGTACCTGGTGAATTTCGCCAGCCAGGTCAGCGCGTAAGGGGACAACATGGCTTTACCACGCAAATTAAAACACCTGAACCTGTTTAACGACGGGAACAACTGGCAGGGG